CTAGAGCAACTGCGCCTCGGCTTCCCGCCGCAGCACGAGCCCGGGCAGCTTGCGCCCGCCGCCCCACACCCACTTCCTGATTTCCGCCCTCGCTTGAGGCCAGTCGCGCGTGTTCACGCGCCGGCGCAGTGTCGAGGCCTTCAGCCGCGCGCCGCCGAGGTTGAAGGTGAACGACACGATCGCCGCCATGCGCCGCGGCGGCTCCTCGAGCAGCAAGGGGCAGTAGGTAATCGCCGCGCCGAGCGCGACGCGCAGGTCCCGCGCGAGCAGCACCTCACCCTCTGGCTCGGTGATGGGCGGGTGATCGCGTTTGCAGAGGCTGCCCCAGCCGATCGTCCAATATCCGGCCGGGCAGATGTACGGCGCCGCCGTGATCACCGGCACGCGCCGCACCACGCGGTGAAATCCCTCGAACCGCTTGCAGAGCTCGACGGCCTGCGCCGGGATCTCAGCCGGCACGCGGCTTGTCGAAGACGCGACCGAGGAAGTAGAAGTTCAGGATCCCCGACCACAGCGCCATGTCGGCGTCGGTCCACACCGCCTTCACGGCCTCGCCCCAGCCGACGCCCGATTGCAGCAGGGCGACGTAGGTCGCGAGCTTCACCGCGGCGTAGAGCCCGAAGAAGGCGTAGGTGATCACCGGGCGCACCGAGACGTTGAGCGCGTCTACCCATTTCACGCCCGTGCGTTGGAACTGACCGACGAGCGCCTCGCGCAGCGTCGAGAGGCCCTGCGCCACGCGCGCGATCTCTGCCTCGAGGTTGAGCTCGCGCTCGCGCTGCTCGCCGCGCTGCTTGTCGGCAGCCACCTGTGCGTTCAGCATCGAAAGCTCGTGCGCTCGCTCGCCCTTGCGGTCGAGCCACTTCAGGATCTCGGGGGCGAGGCGAAAGCCCCCGCCGATCAGGCTGCCGAGCAGCGATTCGATGAGCATGGCGATCCTCCCTTCAGACCGACGGCCGCGGCACCTGGCTCTCGGGCCGGAACTGCGCCGCGTCGGTGCGCCAGATGTCACCGTCTTCGAACACGAGCAAAACATGCGGCCGCGGCGCGACCATCGCGCGCCAGCACAGCCGATAGGGCTTGCCCTCAAGCATCGCGTCGCCGGTGAGGAAGCCCGGAAGATGGCCGCACGCCTCTCGCCCGAGGCGCACGTAGTCGTTGCCGTTGCGCACGATGAGCGGCTCAGACTGCCGCTGGGGGGGGGCCGAAGGAACGCTCGCGCAGCCCGTCACGATGAGGCCGAACACGATCACGATGATGATCCGCATGTCACCCTCCCTTGATCAGCGACTTCAGGTAATGCCAGCCGGCGAGAGCCAAGCCGACGATGAGCGCCCACACCAGCCCGGCCACGGTCTTCTCCATCACCGCCTGGCGCAGGCGCTTCTTCGCGGCGATGTCCTCAATCATGAGGTCGTGGTAGCGGCAGTGCCCGACGTGGTCGCCCCCAGGGAAGGCCTCGGCGAAGCGCCGCTCCATGTCGAGCTTCCAGAGGTCGTACTCCTCCCGCCAGCGCTCGAGGCTGTCGAGCCGCTCGTCGGTCATGGTCTCCTCGCGCGCCACGCCGCTCATGACCGCCCGTGGCCGCGTAGAATCCTGGTGCCATGCCCGACTACCGAGAGCGCATCTACGCGAGCTACGTGAGCGCGCACGCTGGTGAACTCGCGCCGACGCACATCAACGGCCTGCGCAGCCGCGCACCGTACCTGCAAAAGCTGATCCGTGAGCACTTCCCGCAGGACCATCGCGCGCGCATCGTCGACATCGGTTGCGGCCACGGCGCGCTGATTCACTTCCTGAGGCAGGCCGGATACGAGAACCTGTCGGGCTTTGACCGCTCGCCCGAGCAAGTAGCTGCCGCCGAGCGCCTCGGCATTTCGGGGGTGCAGGAGCGTGACATCTTCGATGCGCTTGAGTCGCTGCCGCTCGGCTCGTGCGACGTGATCGTCGCCTTCGACGTGATCGAGCACCTGCGCAAGGACGAGATTCAGCGCTTCGTCGATCGAATCTTCCGAGTGCTTAAACCAGGCGGTAGGTTCGTCGTGCACACCGTCAACGGCGAATCCCCGATGGCTGGCTCGGTCTTCTACGGCGACTTCACCCACGAGACATGCTTCAACCGGATTTCCATCGGGCAACTGCTGCGCGCTACGGGCTTTCATTCGGTAGCGTGCTTCGAGGACGCCCCGGTCGTTCACGGCCTGAAGAGTGCCGTGCGCTTCGCCCTGTGGAAGGCGATCCGGGCGGCGCTGCGCTCTGCCACGGCCGCTGAGACCGGCTCGCTTGGCCGTGAGGCCATTTTCACCCGCAACTTCCTGACGGTTGCATTCAAGTAGCATCACCCGGCCGTCCCCCTCGCCTTCTCAAACCAGATGTTCGAGAAGCGATAAAGCGTAAGCGTGTTGTTCTGCCCCATCGCGAAGTTCGCGCTCCCGTTCAGCCTGATATTCGCGTTGTGCTGAATGGTCGTATTGGCATTGCCGGCGAGGATGTAGATTTCCTGGCCGTTTACACCATCGTCGAAGTTGGTGATCGTCGTCGCCGCGCTGTTGGCGTGCCTGTATTGGCGACGACCGCCTTTCACGCTGGGGGTGGTGTCAAGATCGGTCGGGAACGTGAAGTTCTCAAGCGAGCTGTCGCTCGTGGTCTCGTACTTGTTGTCGCCAACAACCACGTCCTGCACCTGGACGTTCATGTCGCTCGTGTTGCCGACTGCGGTATTGCCAGACAGCGTGACGCCAGTGTGATCACCGGACGAGCCGGTCACCGCGATCCCGTTGGTGGCCCCGGTGACGACGTTGCCGGTGATCGTCGTGCGGCGCGACGTTCCCGTCACGGCTCTGGTGAGGGAGATGCCGACCGAATATCCGCCCACCACTACGTTGCCAGTCACGGCGATATCCTCGAGGCCGTTGGCGACATTTTCAGCGTTAAGGAAAATGCCTTGCTGCGTCGGGACGATGCCAGTAGCGTCGATGGTGTTGCCGGTGATTGACACCCTAGCGCTGCCAATAGATGAATTCGCCTCAACGGTGATCCCGCCGTTAGCCTTTCTGATCGTGTTGCCGACGACCGTCGCGCCGAGCACACGGATCAAATAGACGCCAAAGCCGCCGCAGTCTTCGAAGGTGTTGCCAACCACGGCGATGTTCTTTGCTTGAATCCCGCCCGTAATGTCGGTCTGCACTGGGTGGCCGTCGGTGTCGGAGCAGTAGTTGCCGGCGATCACCACATTCTCGGAAAACGTGCCCTGCACGTCGTAGCCTGCCATCGCAACGAGCGCCTTCTTCAGGGTCTTGCAGACATTGCCGGTGATGGAGGTGTTCTTCATCACGCCGACGATGAAGTCCTGGTCGACGTCGTAGGCGTTGTTGCCGCAAACCGTGAGCCGGTCCTCGTGGAAGTTCGCGTCCGTGAAGCCCGCCCAGATGCAGTTGCCGACGTCCTGGAAGATGTTGCCGTTGATGATGTTGCCAGACCCCTTGAAGGTCTGAACCGCCAGGCCGCTCGCGCTCTTGACGTTGTGCTGGAAGGTGTTGCCGGTGATCTTCGCTCGGCTGCACTGGTCCATCGTGATGAAGTTGACCGTGAGGCCGTTATTGCCATCAAACGAAAGACCTTTGATGTCGAAGTCGGTGCAGGTAACGAACTTGAAGAGCAGTTTCCAGGAGCTGCTGAAGCTCACCTCCTGCGTCGGCTGCGCGCGGACTTTGATCACCGCGCCTGGGTGTCCCTCGAGCGCGAACTTCGAGCAACTGGTGATCGCGAAGCCGATCCAGCCTGTCGAACCCACGCTGTACGTTCCGGCCGGGAATATGCCCTTCTTGCCGTTGCTCGTGACGTGCGCGATGAAGTTGGCGATCGGCCCCGCGACGTCCATAGTGCCGGCGTTCGACTGCACATCGGCAATCTGCTCCGGCGTCATGAACTCGAACGCGCTGACAGGCTGCCAGCTAACCCATGCTCGCAACGTGCTCGCCACCGCGCCGACGGCGTTGCGCAGCCAGGTTGTGGCGGCGATGATAGAGCGGTAAGGGGAGAGGGCGCCGAGCATCAGGTGAAGTCGCCGACTTCGGCGAGCACGTAGATGGCCTTGGCCGTGGTGACTGCGGTCTTCGAGCGAACCTTCAGGTCAGACCCCGTCGCTAGGTCGAGGAACCTCTGGATACCGTCGGTCTGAAGCGACGGCATCTTCGTCGCATTCAAGCCGTTCACAGCGTTGTCGGTGCCGTTGGTACCGGAGCCGTCCGGTACGGAGACCTCACCGAGGACATAGTCCACGCCGCCGATCGTGACGGCGAACTGCAGCACCTGGTCGGCCGTGTCGTCGCTCGTGATGTGCAGCGACTTGAGGCGCGTGCCAGCGGCCACTGGCGCGATGCCAAGGCTCTTAAAGGCGGTGCCGTCCGCGTTCTGGATGCGGATCGCAGGGTTGCGAATCGTGCTGATCAGAGTCGGGTTTGCGCTCATGGTTATAGCCCGTTGTAGAGTTCTTGATTAATGATAGCCAGGCTCGGCCGCAGCTCTTGGTCTAGCTCGTTGATCGCGGCCTGCACGTTGACGGAGCTGAGCGTGCTGGTCGGCGCGAAGCTGGTGCTGGCAGCAATGCCGTTCGCGGTGATCTGGCCCCACTTGTCCGCAGCGAGGTCGGTGGCGAAGACGCTCGAGGTGTGATCCTCGATGCAGAGGTAGACAATGTCGTTCTGCAGGACCACATCGCCCTTCTCGTACACGGTGCTGGTGAGCCACGCGCCGCGCACCGTCCACGCCGTGCTCGCGAGGAGCGCGCGTGTCTCGCTGCTCAGCGTGTGAATCTCCACAGTGCCGTCGAGCAGTGCCCCGTCGTCGCGCTGGATCAGCGCGAGGTTGCGCAGGATCTGGTCGAGGGTCGACTTGATCGCGGTGAAGAGACCGTCCAGCGCCGCGGTGCGCAGCGTCGAGCGGCCCGAGACGCCGTTCGTTTCTTCGTCGCTGAAGTCGACCGTGATCGTGAACGAGACCGGTTGCGGCATTTACCGCCCTCCCTCGGTGGCCGGCCGACTATAGGATTTCTTCGCCGCCTGATAAAGCCGCGTCTGCTCGCGCGCGATGGCCTGCATCTCTTCGTTCTGCTCGTTGATCGCCTCGCGCTTCTCGGCCGGCGTCATGTCGCGGCTCCACTCGATCGAGCGCACCGCCTTGCGCAGCTTGGCCAGGCGCGCTGCTGCCTTCTCCGCGCTCTTCGCCATCGAGATTTCGTCGGCCTTCTCCTCGGCGTAGCGGTCGGCCTTCGCGTCCTCGCCGCGGTTGCGGTACTCCTTCACCGTGGCGACCGCGCGCCGGTACTTCTCCAGCGCGTCGTAGAAGTCGCGCTGCTGCTTCGTGTTCGGGTTGTCCGGGTCGCGCACGAAGGCCTTCAGCACGGGCCAGGTCTGCCAGCCGCGCTCGCGCCCGGGTGGGAAGGCGCCGGTCTGCTCGAGCATGAGGTCCGCGACCGTGCTCGCGTGCACGCCCATCGTGCCGAAGACGTTGCGCACCACGTTGTCGATCACCGCCGGCGAGACATTCGCCGCCTCGCCAGCGACCTGCGCGACCTTCGAGGTGCTCGGGTTCGCCTGCAGCCCGGGCTCGAGGCGCTCCTGGCGATCGGGCACGAGTTTGCGGCCGGTGAAGAGACTCTTGTTCGCCCACGGCTCGCCCAGGATGGAGACCACCTGCGGGATCACCCGGAAGCCGAACACCTGGCCAAGCGCCTGCAGCATGCGTTTCTTGAACGTCTCGCCGTCTTCCTTCTCGGCGGCGCGTAGCGCGATCGCCTCGGGCATGGAGCCGAAGAGCGTGCCGTACTCGAAGGGCTTCGGGATGCGGTAGACGTTGTCGCCGGCCTTGAAGTGCCAGTAGGTCGATTTCTCCCACTCCTCGATCTCCTGATACCAGTCCTCGTCGCTGTTCAGGAGCGCGAGCGCCATCGACAGCAGCGCCATGTTCACGCCCAGGATCGCCGCCTTCGCCGCGGCGCCCTTGCCGTCGGCCGTGCTGAGCACGCGCGCGGTCTTGTACAGGCCCTGCATCGCCGGGTTCATGAACGGCGTGATGCGGGTCAGGACCTGGATCGCTTCCGAGCCCCCGCGCATGCCGAAGTCGGTGGACACCTCGCGCGCGTTGAGCGCGGCCTGGAGCGCGCTGTCGATGTCGCCGGGCTTGTAGGTCGCGGCGAATTCCCCGATGCGCGAGCCCGACTCGGTGAAGGACCCCACGCGCTTGAGCGCGTCGAGCCACCTGGTGGGCGTGATGATCGAGCTCGCATCGAAGCCTCCGCGCTTCGCCATCTTCTGGATGATCGCCGAGGCCTCCTCGGCGTCGCGGAACTGGTCGGCGAAGGCGCCGCCGAACGCGCGCCACAGGCGGTAGGCGTCCTTCTGCTGCGCCATCATCTTGATGCCCTGGGCGGTGCTCGCCACCGGGATGAAGGCACCCTTCGACTGCACGGTCGCCGAGAGCGTGTCGCGCACGAAGTTGCGCACCATGAAGGTCGGGTCGAGCACCACGCCCGCGCGCAGCGTCTGCGCCGGGAAGGCGAGCATCTTGCCGATGAGGCCCATCTCGAGCGGCGGAATGTTGCCGAGCGCCTTCCAGAGCAGCGGGTCGTTCACCTGCGCGGCCTTGAGCTGCCCGCCCGCCTTGTAGACGATGGTCCGGGTCCGATCGTCCCCGCGGCCGCTCGGCGTGAAGAAGGTCTGGATCGCGGCCATGTTCTCGGCCATCGTGGTGTCGATCACCACGCCCTGCTTCTGGAGCTCGTCCAGGATGCGCTGCGTCGCGATGCTGTGCGCCTGCTGCGGCAGCGGCACGGTCTCGATCCAGCGCCCGCCGCCCGGCACCTCCTTCGCGAGCGCCACGGCCTTCTGCAGCATCGCGTTGCGGTTGGTCGCGTGCACGATGTTCGCCGTGTTCTGGATCAGGTTGGCGATCGGGTCGCGCAGGTTGGCCGTGCCCCCGCGCAGCCGCTTGAACGGGTCGCCGCGGCCACTACCCTTCGCGTCGCCCTCGGGCTCGCGGAAGAACGGGATGTAGTTGGCGTACTGCTTGAACTTCGCCGCCACCTCCGGCGCGAGCAGCCCGCCCTCGACCGCGTAGTCGAGCAGCCGGTCGTTGTAGGCGTAGATGTCGGCGGCCACCGCCTCGAACAGACGCGCGCGGTGCGGCTGCTGGGTGTCGAGCGCGAGGCCAGCGCGGATTTCCTCTGTGGTGAAGAGGTTCTCCTTGCCGACCTTCTTCAGCTCGGCGGCGCGCCGCGCGATGAGGTACGCCTTGAAGCGGTTCACCTCCTGCTCGCCGCCGGCGAGGATGGGCTCGAGAATCGCCTTCAGCGGCTTGCCGTAGTTCTTGCTGTCCAGCCGCTTCGCGTAGTCGAAGGGCGTGGTGAAGTTGCTTATCCAGTCCTCGATGATCGCCGCGTCGCCCGCGAGCAGCCGTGCGGCCGCGTACGGGTTCTTCGAGGCGGCCATACCCGGCATGAGGTCCTCGACCATCACCTTGAGCGGGTGCCACTTGTCGAGCACCGCCTGGGCGAAGGTGTCCCACGTGTCGCGGCTCACGAGCGAGGCGATGCGGCTCCCCAGCGGCGGCTTGAAGGCGCCCACCTTCGCGAGGATCTTGTCCTCGGCGGTGAGCGCCTCGTGCGCGCCCATCATGTCGGCCACGCGCTGGAGCGCGCTTGCGTAGTCGGGGTTCTGCTCAAGCCACGCCTCGAAGGCCTTGTAGAAGCCCGGCACTTTCGCCTGCAGGCTCGCGCGCTCGGTGAGCCAGCCGGCGATGAACTCGGCGAAGCCCTCCTCGATCTGGAGCTTCCGCGGCATGTCCTTGCCTGCCGCGACCATCTGCTTGTAGGCGTTGGGCATGATCGAGATGAGCTCGTCGCCGTGCGCGCGCATCACCTTGCGGAAGGCGCGGTTCTTCTCGCTGATGTGGTGGCCCACCTCGTGCGCCGCGGTGCGGATGTCGTTGCGGTTCTTAAGCCGGATGGTCTGCGGCTTGATGCGGTAGATGCCGAGGTTCCGGTGCCCCTGGTGCTTCTCGCTGATGGGTGCGCCGAAGAGCTCGCGCATGGCAGCCCGGATGGCGTCGGGGCGCGCTTCCTGTTTTCCGACCGCGCTCGAGGCGCGCGCCGGGGGCGTGGCGCCAGCGGCCGCTGCGGTCGGTGCGACGGCGGTGCCGGCAGGCATGCCGAGCATGTCTCCTTGCCCGTCCTCCTCCAGCGTCGACAGCACCTCGGCGAGGCGATTGAAGTGCACGATCGGGTACCGCGTGCCGCTGTCGGTCACCACGTCGCCGGCCGCGCGCCCGAGGGTCTTGCGCACGCGGGCCCGACCGATGCCGAAGTGCTCTTTCAGGAAGGGCGTGACATCGGGCTGGCGCAGATAAGTGTGGCCTTGCTTGAGCTGCGGGAAGGCGGCTTTCCACTCGTCGAAGGTCGGGTTCTCGCCGCGCCGGAGTTTCTCGGCGATGGTGGCCTGCGCGCGCTCGATGCGCTCCCGTTGCGTTTTCGCCGTCGCGACCGTGTCGAGCTGTCGCCGCAGGTCTGCCTCAGCCGCCTCCCTGGTCGCGTGCCAGTCGGAGACAACATCGCCGCTCATCGCGCGCCATTTGCCGGCGACTAGCCTGCGCTCCTGGGGGCCCAGCTCGAAGGTGATCTCCGGCTCCGCCGGCAGCCCGAAGAGCCCGCCCTGTCCCGGGTTCGCGTCGGCTGCGCGATCGCTGCCGGTGAGGATGAAGTCGCCGCGCTGGGCGTCGGCCTTCCTCTTCTTCTCGGCTGCCTCTTCTTCGGCTTTGCGCCCGGCGTCGTCGATGCCGCGCGCCGGCGGCTTCACCTCGGCCGGCGGTTGTTCCCAGGGGTCGGGGTCGTTCGCGGGCGGCTTGAATTCCCCGGCGCGCTTCGCGAGCTCGGCGTGCAGCTCGTCGATGAAGCCCGGGGTCGCCACCTCCTGCGAGAAGCCGCTCGACTCGGGCGCGTTGGCTGCCATGTCCTCGAGCACGGCGCGGCCCGCGTCGGGCCCCTGCTCGATGTAGATGCGTTGGAGCTTCTCGATGATGCCCTTGAGATGGCTCACCCCGCCGATCTCCTCGCCAGCGGTGCGCACGGCGTCGTCCAGCGTCGGCTCGACGCGCCCGTCGACGTCCGGGCCCTTCGGCACCAGGTCCTCGTACGCGCTCGGCGTGTCCATTTTCGGCGCCTCGGTCGAGGTCGCAGAAACGGGCACGGCAGGCGCGGGCGGCGCGACAGGCGCTTGCTCCACCGCCGGCTCCACCGGCGCGCCTTGGTCCTCCAAATGCGTTTCCGGTACATCCCTGCGGCCGGCATTCGCTGCCGCGCCGATGCTGCCGTACACCGCGCCGCCGAGGCCTCCGGCGACGAGCGCCACCTTCACGTCCTCCCATACCTCGCCCAGCGTGAGGTCGGGGTTTTCCATCGCCATCGAGCGCAGGTCCTGCAGCGTCTGCTGCGCCGCCTCGGTCGCGGCTTCCACGCCCATGGTGCGCACCACGCGCTTCAGGAAGGCCGAGCCGGGCGCGAGCGCCACGCCGATCGGAAGGGCGTCGAAGCCCTCGATCAGGGCGTCCATGCCGGCCGCGCTCGAGGCGAGCTCGTGCGTGGCACCGCGCTCTCTGGCCTCGCCGTAGGTGCTGCCCGCCTGGATCGCACCACCGCCACCGCCGCCGATCGCCATGGCCACGGCGGGGCTTCGCGTCACGATGCCGGCCGCCAGGGCGGCGAGCGTGGTCGGCGCCGAGGTGCCGGCGGAGAAGACGCCCTTCTGCACCGTGCTCATGTCCTTCGGCGTGACGGCCGACAGGTCCTGCATCGCTGCGGCGGCGTCGGCTTCGATGCCAGGCAGCGCGGCGCGCTCCTGCTCGAGCAGTTCTTGCTGACGCGCGCGCGCACGCTGGAGGATGCGGCTGTAGGCGGCCTCGTGCACCGAATCCGGCTCGGTGCTTGGCCGCAGCACCATCTCGCGCCCGCGAATGTTCTCCTCGTTCGACATGCGCCGCAGGTTCGCGAGCGCCGAGCGGATCTGCGCACCGGCGGCCGGAATGATCGAGCGGCCCACCTCGCCCCATTCGGCGCCGGGCAGCTCGTACAGGTTGCCGCTCGCGTCTTCGTAGGCGCCCGTGTCCGCCGGGTTCGGCGGCAGGATGCGCACCCCGCCGCGGCGCGTCATCGTCGCGCGCGCCGGCTGCTGGGCGAGAAGCTCCTCGCTGATCTGGCGCGCAACGTCCGCGACCCGGGGCGACGTCGCCGCATCGTCGCCGGCGGGCCGGGCGTCCTCAGCGGGCTGCACGGCGGCGGCTGGCGCGCCCCCGGGCAACAGGTCGTCGTAAGCGCTCCTGCGCCGAGTTGGCGACGCGCCCGGGATCAGGTCGTCGTAGGCGCTCATGCCTTGTTGTAGCCGAGCCCCTTGTCGATCGCGTCCTTCATGTCCGGCTCTTTCTCTTCCGGCTCGTCGTCGTCACCGCCATCGGCCTCGTAGGCCTCGACCACGCGCAGCTCGACGCGCAGCTCGTCGCGGTTCGCCCACGGGCCGCTGTCGGTGGATTGGCGCGACTCCAGGCCGACCACGGTGCCCTGCAGTTCGACCTTCACCTTCCCGCCCACCTCGAGCGCGGCGATGATTTCCTTCGAGACCGGGATCGTCACGCTGGGGTAGCGCTTCGTCTTCTTCTTCGCCGACGACTCGACGGCCATCGGGTAGTCCTGCTCGGGCTTGACCTTGTAGATCGGCATGGCTCAGTCCTCGTCGTCGTCTTCGTCGTCGTCCACCACCGGCGGCGCCGGCATGTCGAAGCCCATCCGCTCCCTGAAGCGCTTCGCCACCAGCTTCAGGTCGGCGCCCTTGGCGATCGCCGCGTGCGCGTCCTCGATCTCCTGGCGCGGGTTGCTCGTGCCGGTGGTCTTGAAGCGCTCGCGCACCTTCGCCAGATGCTGGTCGTAGTTCATGCCCTTGCGCTGGGACGCGGGGATCGTTTCCCACTCCTTGCGCGCCACCTCCGACACCCAGCGCTCTACCTGCTGAGGCGTCACGCGCTGCCCGCCGCGGCCGGTCTCGCCACGCTTCACCGCGGCCGCACGCTCGGTGGCGAGGTCCGCTTGGGCGGTGTTCCTGGTGGAGCGCGTGCCGAGCTCCGACTGCTTCGAGCCCTCGGTCTCGGTGCGCGCCGAGAGCAGGTCGCGCGTCACGCCGGCGAGCCGCGTGCCCTCGTTGACGGCGCCGGTCTCCTCGTTGAGCACCACGCCCTCCTTGCTCACCTTGAAGGGCTCGCGCACCTTGCCGGCCACCGCCGCGACGATGCGGTTCGCGGTCGGGAGGTCCTCCGTGTGGGCCGCCTGGCTGGTGAGCGCCGCATCGTTCAGGCGCCCGCCGGCGAGCGCGAGCTCCGCGGCGTTCGTCTTGTCGGTGGCGATGTTGCTTCCGATCGCAGATGCGAGCGCACTGCGGAAAAGCCGCTCGGCGCCGGCCGGCAGGTTCTCCGGTCGGGTCACCCGCACATCGCCGTACACGTTGTCGGCCGCGTCCGCGGGGCCCTGCGGGTTCGGATCCACCTCGCCGCGGATCGCGCGCAAGAGCCGCGTGGCATCCGGCAGGTCGATGCCTGCCGCGTGCGCCGCGTACTCGGTGCGCAGCGCCGGGTCGTTGCGCCGGGCCTCCGCTGCGTTCATCGCCTCGACTTCGGCGCGGGCCTTCTCGGCGAGCGACATGTTGCGCGCGGTCTGCGCGGCTGCCATGTCGGCCTGCATCTCTTCCATCGGCCCGAGCCCTGCGCCCCGGCTGCTCGCCACCATCCGACGAACCGCCTCGGTAAGGCTGCTGGACGGGCTCGTCCTGAACGTGGGCATCAGCCGTTCCCTCCCCAAATGCTGAATGCACGACGCTGCGCGAGCTGGCGCTGAATACGCGCGTCCTGCCTATTTGCGACGGCAGGGTCGTAGAGGTTGCCAGCGGCGTCCTCGTATCCTTGTCCAGCGTTCACGCCGGCGTCGACAGCGCCAGCGCTCGCCGCGCCTGCAGCAGCGTTACCCATCATGCCCGCGCCCACGCCCATGCCGATTTGGCTGACCAAGCCGATGAAGGGGTTGGGCCGCACGTTGTTGATGTCGGTCATGTACCCGCGGCCGACCGCGTCGCTGGCGATATTCGCCGCGTCCACTTGCCCGGCAGCACGCCCGAATCGAAGCTGGTGCTGTTGCCGCTGTTCACCAGGCGCCCCCATCGTGGAGAGTTGCTCGATCGCGCGACGCAGGCGCTCAGCGCGCACGTTCGCCTCGCGCTCGCTGGCAGCAACGTGGTCGGCGGACAGCTTGCCGGCAATCTGCGGCACGTCGAAGGCCTGTGCCGCGCCCACCGTGTCGCGCAGGCTCTGCTCGCGATCCGCCGTCAGCCGCTGCAGCTCGCCGGCGCGCGCCTCCGGGGTCTGCTTCTCAAGCAGCTCCTCGGTCGCGGCCATCGATTCGGCGGACTTCTTGCGCTGGAAGGCTTCCATCGCTCCAGCGATCCGCTGCTGGCGCTTCTGCGCCGCCCGGTTGTTCTGGTAGTTGAGAAACGCGCTGGCGGCAAGGACTAGGAGTGCGGGCCACATGGCTCAGAAGCTCGGCGTGGTGCGGCCGCTCGTCGTGCGGCCGGTGTTCGGGAAGAAGCTGGAGAGCTTGTCGCGGTATCGCCCCAGCAGCGCCGCGTTCGCGTCGGCGAGGTTGGCAGCCGTGAGCGTATCCGCCGAGCCCTTGAATAGATCGGAGAACAACTCGGCCTTCTGCTGTCTCGCGACGTTCTCGAAGGAGTTGCGCAAGCCCGCCTGGGCGGCGCTCACCGCGCTGTCGCCGGCGCCGGCGTTCACCAGGTTGATCGCGTTCAGGCGCTCCTGCTCGCGCTGGCTCACCAAGTTGGATACCGCTCGGCGCACCGCCTCATCGACGCGTGTGGCGCCCATGTCCCGGTCTTCCTTCACCTCGCCCTGCTGGTAGATGTCCTCGGAGCCGCCCAGCAACCCCTGGCGCGCGAGCTTGAAGCGCGTGTTGCGCTCGGCCTCCTGGTAGGTCTTGCCGAGCTGGTCGGCGTAGTACGAGCGAGTGGCGTTCGCGAGCTCGGTGTTCTCCTTCTCCATCTGCGCGCGGGCTGTATTCGCGTCGGCGCTGCCCTTGGTGACCGTGCGCGTGCCGCCGCTGCGGTACGCCGCCTGGTTGTAGTGCTCGCCCGGCTCGACGGTTTCGAGCACCTCGCCGGTGTCGCTGCGCACGCCGCGCCAGCGGTCGCCGATCGGCTCCCAGCTGATCGTGTAGCCGGTGCTCTTGGGCTCGTAGACGCCGTAGAGGCGGTCGATTCGCCCTCGAAGCTCGGCCTTGCGCCGCTCTTCCTCTTCCTGCCGGCGCCCCGCGCCGCCGTCTCCGCCGCCACCGCTGCTCATAGCGTCACCCCGTAGTGAACGAAGCCCTTCTCTTCGCGCAGCCGCTCGAAGCCCATGCGCTCGGCGAACTCGATCGCCGCCTTCCGGCCGACCGCGCACTCGCACTCGAAGCGCCGGTACAGGCCGGAGGCCATCACGTCGCGCCAGATGCGCACGGCATGGATCGCGTGCGGCCACGCCCAGCCCTCACGGCCGGCGAGCCACAGCACGCCCGTCTCCACGTCCTTGCTCACCACGCCGCCGGCGGCGATTACCTGGCCGTCAACCACCAGCCCCCACGCCGCGCCCGGCAGCGCGCAGCGCGACTGCGCCCAGGCCTCGAGGTCCGGGTAGACGCGCAACGCCTCCTCGCGGTCGGCTGCGCCGAGGTTCGCGGCGAGCTCGCGCGCCATTTCGAGGGTAAGCGGTACAATCGGCGCATGGCGTACGAGCACACCCGCGGGCCGCGCACGTTCACCCCGAAGATGCGCGCCCACCTGGCCCGCCTCTCCGCCGCCAAGGTGACGCACGGCCTCACGCGCAGCGCCGAGTACAGCGTCTGGAGCAGCATGATCGACCGCTGCACCAACTGTCGTAGCAAGGACTGGTCCTGGTACGGTGGACGCGGCATCACCGTCTGCGAGCGCTGGAAGAGGTTCGAGAACTTCCTCGCCGATATGGGTCTGCGGCCCGCCGGCGCAACGCTCGACCGGATCGACAATCTCCAAGGCTACGAGCCCGGAAACTGTCGCTGGACCACGATCGCTGTCCAGGCTCGCAACCGGCGTTCCAACGTCCTGTACGAGTACGCGGGGCGCAAGCTGACCCTGAGCCAGTGGGCCGACGAGTGCGGCATCAACCGCTACACGTTCTACTGGCGCTTCTCTCAAGGTTGGCGCGGTCATCGTCTGTTCTCCCGTCCCTAGACCACGCCAAGATTTTCGTAGTGCAGCATCAGGCTCGACAGCTCGAAGGCCTCGTCCTTCTGATGCTGGATGTGCGGCGCGATGCGCGTCGCCATGAGCTCCACCGGGTAGAGCACGCCCGGCTCGCTCACCGCCGGCAGCTCGTAGGCCTGACTCTCCAGCGCCTGGTTGTCCGCGGCGAAGAGGTAGCTGATCGTCGGCTGGCCGGTGCAGATCGTGTCCACCCCGGTGAATTGCTTCAGCACGCCCGGGCGCTTGCCGTCCTGGAAGAACATCTGCACGTCGACCAGCGGAATGTTGCTGACCCCGTCCTTGAAGACCGCGTCGCTCACCTTGTAGACGTCGTCGCCCGTGCGCACGTACAGCTCCTGGTTGAGCACGGTCGCGTCGTCGATCGTGAAGGGCAGCGTGAACTTCGACCAGGCGCTGATCTTCGAGGTGCGGCTGAAGGTGTAGACCCACACCGTCGAGCCGTTGATGCACCAGAACTGCCCGAGCTTCGGGTAGTACAGGGACAGCGGGTCGTCGGTCGCAAGGATCTGCGCGTTCACCAACGCGTCGATCGCGCTGCCCACGTCGTTGTCCTGCAGGTTGTCCGTGATGGCGATGAGCGACACCGAGCGAAACCCGCTCTGCGCCCGGAAGAACAGGTCGCGCGAGACCGAGGCCGCAGCGCGGTGGTGCAGCGTGCCGATGCCCTCGATCGCGTCCACCAGCGCGAAGTTCGCCGGGTTCGGGTCGACGGTCAACACCTGCGAGTTGTCGCTGAAGGCGATCCATAGGCCCGACTTCTGAAAGGGCCCGATCGCCGTCACCTGGTCCGACCCCTTGGCGTAGAGGCCAGCCGCGACGAAGCCGGCGTCGCTCACCGCGCTCCAGTCGCGCGGGTCGCCAGTCTTGCAGTAGCGCACCGTCGTGTTGTCGGAAGCGCCGACGGCGAAGATCTTCTGCGCCTGCTTCGTCACCTGCTTGGTGTGCGGGCAGTTGGCGTCGGTCACCGCGAAGGTGCGGCACGTCCACTCGATCTGATTGGCTCCTGCGTTGTCGATCACCGTGGCGCCGATGGTCGTCGGCCACACCGGCTCGGCGCCGCCGGAGGTCCCCGTGCCAGCAATCGCCGTCACCTCGTAGCGAAAGCCGTTCGCCACCGTCGGCCGGCGGAAGGCGCCCACCGCGTAAGCCGTGGCCGTCGCCCAGGCGCCCGGGTCGTCGAGGTAGTGGTGCCGATAGACCGGGCCCGCGTACTCCGCTGCGACGTACATCAATGCGTTGTAGTGGTCGCAGTAGTGAATCTTGGTCGGGGCTGCCCCGCCGGTCCAATGCGGCACGCGGCGCGCCACGAAGAGCGTGTTGGCGTGGGTGATCGCCGCCCCGGTGCCGTAGAACGTGTTGAGCTTGCCGCCGAAGGCCTTCAGCCCGATGGTGCCCGCCTCGAGCGTGGCGACGAACTCCAAGCAGGGGCGCTTCTTGATCGCCTTGCCGGTCGTGATGTAGGCGTTCGACAGCACGCGCAGGATGTTCGGCTTCGAAAGCGCGGCCGCCGGCCGCACATCGAGCCCACCCGCGAAGTCGTCGAACGTGATGACCGGCATCGGGCATCAGTACGTGAAGCTCGCCGGGACCTTCTCGGCGCTGATCCACACCCGCCCGAGCTGCCCGGCCGTGCCGCTGGCCGCGAGCGAGATGTTCGGCTGCCCGTTGTCGTCGCCCTCGATGCCGTCGGGGCCGAGCTCGACGTTCCACGGGGTCGTCGCTCCCACGGCGAAGGTGATCACCGTCGCGCCGATCGTCACCGTGCACACGACGGTTGCGGCCGGGCCGCCTGGCGCGAAGCTCGCGCCCCAGCCTTTCACGAGCCACTTGAAGCCGGCGCCCGGTGCGGCGAGCGTGGCGGTCGCCGCGGCGTTGTCGGCGTTCGCGGCTGCGACGGTACGGTTGTGGCCAACTACGTTCATAGCGTCACCTCACACGGTTTGCGGCCGCACGAGCGGCTCGGATTCGATCCAGTCGTTCGGCTTGAAGACGTCCTGCCCCCAGCTCTTCGCCTTCAAGTTCATCACCAGCGTGTCGGAGGCCTTCTGCGAGATGGCCGCATCCGGCTGGCGGTAGTGCGCCTTCAGCGTCGCCGTGGCGACCAGGCAGATCGCGGTGTCGTCGAGCGACGCGCGATCGCCGTCCTGGGTGAAGCGCGCGAGGTTCTCGATGAAGAAGATGCGCGTCGAGTACTCCTGGTCGGCGGCCGGCCAGAACTCGAGCTGGTCGTACGGCTCCCAGCGCTGGGGCCAGGAGTAGTTGGTCTGGTAGGTGTACATCGACGGCGTGATGCCCTTCTTCAGCGGGGGCGACCACACTCCGCCGCGCAGCACGCTCACGTAGCGCACGCGATCCGGGTTGCACCCGTTGCCGTCGGTCGGATAGTCGATTCGCGTCGCGTGCTGCCCGAGCGTCTTCAGGGCGTACTTGCGCAGGTGCGCCCAGTCGTGGGTCCAGTACAGGAGCGTCTGAGCGTTGCGCAGGTGCGTGTCGATCAGGGTAGCGTTCGGGCCGGCTGCTGCCCCGGCGCTCGCTGCCCCAAGCACCGCGCGCATCTCCGCGCGCAGCTCGCCCAGCGTCCTGTACTGGCGCGGCATGGGCTAGGCCGTCTCCAGGACCGCCTCGAGCTTGGCCACGAGCGCGGCCTTGCCCTCGGTGACCTTCCACTCGACGCCCCGCGCGGTGAGCGCTTCGCGGAGCTCCGCGCGCGACATCTCGCCGGGCGCCTTGCCCTCGTCGGCTGCCTCGAGCACGGCCGGCCTCGGCATGCTGTCCTCGGCGTGCTTCTTCAGCATTGCCGTGAAGGCGCCGGAGGTGAACTCGCCGTACACCCGCGTGACGCACGTGATCGGCAGCTCTTTGTCCATGCCGTACTTCTCGGCCAGGCGGTTGTATTCCGCCGCCGGGTCGTTGGCCGGATCCTCGTCGGGGTCGACGTAGCACATCGCCTCGAGCTGCTCGCGCAGGCCGGGCGCGTACTCCGCCCTCAGCCCCGGCAGCTTCTTCAGCTTCTGCTTCTCGACCTTGACCGCGCCCTGCATATTGCACATCTCGTCGATCGAGACTTCCTTGATCTCCTGGCCGTGCACCAGGGCGAGCACGTCCATCTCCCAGGGGAAGACGCACACCGCGGTCTTGTCGGTCATGCCGCGGGTGACGGTCACGAACACGCGGCGGCTCACGATTGCACCCCCGCCGACGGCGCGTCGAGGCTCGGTCGGCAGGCTTCGCCGGGCTTGTCGCCGCTCGTGTCGGCGACGTCGGGCGCGGTGCTCTGCGGCGCCGGCGGCGCTTCGCGCTTCGGTGCAGGCGGTGCCACCTGCGGCTTGCGCTGCGGCGCGCGGCGCACCTGCTTCTTCGCCACGTGCCGGACGTGCTTCTTCGAGGCCTTCGCCTTCACCTTCCGGTGCTGCTTGCCAGCTTTTCTCTTTGCCACTGCAACCTCCGCTAGAGGTGGTTAAAAAAAAGCCCCGAGGCGTTGGCCCCGGGGCTCGTTTCCCTTCGCACTTCTTCCCCCGCTACGAACCCCGTTCTTCTTAGGCGACCGCGAGGACCGCGTGCGCGTTGGACCGGTTCATGGTCATCGCGCCGCGCCAGGTGAGCCCCCAGTAGTACTCGTACTTGTCGTACGCGCGCGGGGGCTTGCGGGTGATCATGTCCTGGCCCTCGATCGGCCGGAGCTTCACGTGGCGCCCGTTGACCATGTAGCAGCGCTTCTCCCAGGCCGTCGCCGCGCCGGTGAGCGCGTCGAGGTCCGAGAACTCCGGGTTCCACATGATGGTCACCCCGTGGAAGGTGAGCATCTTCGTGCCGCCCTCGATCGTGCGCTCGCTCACCCCTTCGTAGTCCAAGCGCCCGAAGCTCTTGAACATGAAGTTGCGGAAGCCGTCGATGAAGGTCGAGCCCGCCTCGATGAAGTCCGGCTTACCGCCGTTGCGCACGCAGGCGCGCCAGGCGATTTCCATGTAGTCGAGGATGTTGCCGGTCGTGGTCGTGGTGGTCAGGCCCGTTTGGGCGTAGTTCCGCCAGTACACGTTGGTGGCGCCCGCGCGGTCGATGCCGCCGACCGTGCCGGTGGTGGGCGTGAGGCTCACGAGCGCGTCGAGGCCGACGATCGCGTCCGCCGACTGCGTGCCGTCGAGGTGCTGCGCCTGGCTGAACTTCTCCTGAAAGCCCAGCCGGAGGATCTCCGTCTGTTCCTTCAGCAGGTTCGTCAGCTGGATGCGCTCGGCGTCCGAGGCTTTGCCGCCCGGGCCGCTGTCGTCCACGCTGATGCCGTTCTGGATCAGGCGGTCCTCGTCGAGGCTGAAGCCGTCGTGCGCGGAGCGCCAGGCGTAGTTCGCCTGCTCGATGGACTGTCGGCGGTTGTAGGTCACCACCTGCGAGCCGTTGAACCACTGGAAGTTCGACTGGTAGCGGAACCGGAGCTGCTCGACGATGTACTGCTTCGCGCCCGGCGCGCTGACCTTCTTGCCCGCGAGGTACTTCATCAGCGGGCGCTCGACCGCGACCTGGTCGACCGGCTCGTTCTTCAGGTAGAAGTCGAGCCCGATCTTCCCGGCGTCGGTGATCTCTTGCGACGTGAAGGGCATGGCTGCCTCCGTAAGTTGGACATGTGCGCTCTTGCAGCGCTCGGCGGTGACGAACCGCTCTTCAGTCCGCGGAGGCGAACCCGCTTACAGCCTGCCGGAGGCGAGCCCGGCGATCAGCCCTTCTCACCCGCGTACCCCAGGCCCTGGTTGATGGCCTCGAGCATCGAGTCCGGCGCTTTCGCGCCTGGCTTGGCACCGCTCGGCCGCAGCGGCTGGTTCTGCTTGCCGCCTGCCGCCGGTGCCTTCTGGATCACGATCCCGGCGTACAGCCGCTTCAGGGTCGGGAGCCACAAGTTGGGCGGGTACTCCTTCAGCACCCCGTCCACCTCGCCGAGCAATTTATCTTCTTTCGCCTTGTAGTCAAGGTCGGTCTTCGCGAGGCCCGCCGTCCATGACTCGATGTCGGCCAGCGCTTTCTCGCCGGCTTGCTTGCGCTGCTCGGCCTTCTGCGTCTGCTGGCGCTGGTGCTGCTGCTGGCGCTGCGCGTCAGCGTCGCGCGCCGCTTTGTCGCGCCGGCCCTTCGCGATCTCGAGCGCCGCGGCGCGCGTGATCTCCTCCTCCTCGACCTGCTTCTTCAGGTCCGGGAAGTCCTTCAGCAGGTCGATGCCGCCGCCTTCCGGCTCGCGCCCCAGCGCCGCGTAGAGCGCCGTACGCTGCGCCTCCAGCATCTGCAGCGCAGACTCGAGGTCCTTGGGGTCCTTGGATTGCAGCAATGCATTGAATTCGAGGTACGCGGCGAGCTGGTCCTGCGTGGTGTGCGTCTCCTCCATCACGCCCAGGATCGCGTCGCGCGCCTCGGTGAGCACCTTTATGTCGGCCGACTGCTTGGCGATCGTGCCCTCGTGGGCCTTCAGCGTGGTGATCACCTCGGCGAAGCGGGCCTGCGTCTTCGCGTGCAGCGCCTTCTTCTCCTCGGGCTTGAGGTCCAGCTCGGCCGCGGTCTTCAGCTTCGCCGGCGCCTGCTTGACCACCTGGCCCTTGTCGTCGAGCGCCTCGCCCTTCTCGTTCTTCTTCGGCGCGCCGTTGGCGTGGTGGGTCTCGGTCTCCTTGCCGTCAGCGGCGGCGGGGCCCTGCCCGGGCTTCTTCTCGCCGCCTTCCTTGGGTGTAACCGCCTTGCCATCGCCGCCGGCGGGCTTCGTGTAGCCCAGCGCGGCGTCGATCGCCGACTTCATGTCTTTGGGCGCTTCCTCCTTCTTGCCGCCCGCAGCAGCTGCCGCACCGTCGTCGCCGCCACCGCCGTCGCCACCGTCCGGTGCTCCGCCGCCCTCGTCGCCGCCATCTCCCGCAGCCGCGCCCTCGCCGCCCGCGCCACCGCCGGCGTCGCCGCCTTCGCCGTTCGTCTCATCCTGGAATACCCAGCCCCGCACGAAGATGAACCTGTTCATTCGCCAGCCCCTTGTGGTTGTTCCCTCTTCTCGAGCGCTGACCCGAACTTGTCGAGGGTTTGTTGAAGGTCCTTCATGATCTTGCCGAGGCGCTCTTCGCTCGCCGCCTCCTTCATCGCCTGCTCACGCTTCTCGGCGTCGTCGGCGTGCGCCTGCGCGGCCGCCTGCACCTCGGTCTGCATCACCGCCACCGCGCCGTCGAGCAGTGCCTTCCAGCGCTGGAAGTCGGCGTCGGCCTCGGCCTTCTGCGAGTCGACGCGCTCCTTGGCCTGGGCCTGCGCGATCTTCGACTGCTCGCCGGCCTTGAGCCTGGCGATCTCTTCCTGCGCCGCGGCGAGCTCCTCCTGGCAGGCCTGCAGGGCCTCCTTGCACTTGATCAGCTCCGCCGCCGCCTGCTGCTGCGCGACCGGCTGGCCGTTCTCGTCCTTCTCCATCGGCGGGATGATCGCGTCGAGGTCGAGGTTCTCGTCGTACCGGCGCAGCGTCTCGCGCAGCAGCTCGAGCGCCGCCTCGGCCATGTCGTAGTTGCCCTGGGCGCGCAGCTCGGACACCGCCGTCATGGTCTTCTCGATGACCGGCATCAGTTGCCCCCACTGCTCGCGCTCGCGCTGCTGGTTCGGCCGCCCGCTCGAGCCCGCGCGCACCTTCACGCTCACCATGCGGAAGACTTCCTCGGCGCCCTGCGGCGTGGTCGGCCACTCGGCCTCGGCGCCGGCGATCTGCTTCACCTCCTCGATGCCGAGCTCCTGCAGCGAGACTTCGAGCGCGCCCTCGCCCATCTCCGAGAGCAGGTCCTCGTGCGTGTCGCGCCGCTCGCCGACGCGCGACTGCATCGCCTCGGCCATGATCTCGGCCTCGGTCGCCGTCTTCGGCTTGATCAGGTTCGCCCGGCTCGCGTCCGATCGGCCCGACACCAGGTCCATGTCGTTGCGGATGGTCGTCACGTCGTACGCCATCGGGTCGATCTTCAGGCCCTCGAGCTGCATCACGTCCTGGCTGATCGGCGTGGCCGGGTTGCCCTCGACGGCCACCCAGTCGCGGTTCCCCGAGTCGACGATGTTCTTCACGTCCTGCTCGGAGAGGTTGCCGCCCTTGCGCACAATGCGTTTCGGGACGGCTTTCTCGCGCACGTCGGCATAGTTCTGCCGGGTGCGGTCGTACTCGTCCTGCAGGCTCATGAGCAGCTCGACGTCCGACAGCGGGCGCCACTCGCCCTCGGTCAGGTTGAAGCCGAGCACGTAGAACGGATACCAGCGCTGCGGCACGCACGCCGGCGCGTAGGGCTCGCGAAGCCACCGGTTCATGCCCTTGGCCGTGGTCCGCACCACGCCGTTTTCCTTGTCCCATATCTCGATCACGCAGATGAACTGCTCATCGGCCGGGGTGTCGTCGACCTTCTGCTGGGCGTCGGTGCGCGGCCGCCCGTAGCGCGTGGCGCCGATCGGCTCGACCTGGAACACCTGCCGGGCCTGGCCGACGGTCATCCAGATCTTGTGCCCCAGCGCCCGGGCGTCGACGTACTCGTCGAACTCGTCGACGTTGTCGTCGAGCACCAGGAAGTCCTCGGACTTCATGCGGTCGACCACGAAGCCCTTGTAGATGCGCACCTCGTTGCCGGCGGCGAGCGCCTTCAGGTTCGCCTGCAGCTCGTCGCGCTTCTTCGCGAGCTCGCTCGGGTCGTCGGTCTTCTTCAGCTGCTGGATCAGCGCCTCGACGCGCGCGAGGTTGTCCTGGGTGTCCTCGATGCGCCGCACCGCGATCGGGTCGCCGCGGTACTCCTTCTGGTAGATCACCTTCAGCACGCCGAAGCTGGTGACGCACGTCGAGCGGATGTTGGCCTTGGCGCGCTTCTTGAGCTTGCCCTCCTCGACCAGCATCTTGCGGATGACCTTCTCGGCCGTGGCGCAGAACTTCTTCACCTTGGCGAGCTCGGCCTGGCTCACGGCGTCGGTGGGCGTGACCGCGATGGTCGGGTTCTTCGCGTACAGCTCCGGCATCTGCGCCGCGATGGTCGCGTAGACCATGTTCGTGCGGCTCTTCTTGTCGTCGACGGTCTGCTTGCCGCGCTCGTAGCGGCGCAGCTTCTCCAGCGCCTCGCGCCACTCCTTGCACGCCGCCACGTCCTCGGCGCGCTGCACGCGCTGCAGCCAGGTCTTGACTACCGTCGACTCGTCGTCGGTCGGCTCGAAGTTGGCCTTGCGGCGGTCGGTGGACTGCCGCGGGCCCGCTGCGGCGCGCTCGGTGCCGGCGCCGCCAGGCTGGGAGATGACGTCAGGCATCGAGGGCCTCCAGGTGCACGATCATCAGCCGCTTGCCGGCGTAGACCGGCGGGACATAGAGCCCGGCACGCTCGGCTTCCTCGGCGCTCACCGGGTAGACCATCCCGGCGACGCGCGCCATCTGCTGCGGAAGGTCGCAGCCCTCGCCGCGTATCTCGATCTGGCCGTTCGCCAAGCGCGGCAGCCACTTGTCGAGGTCGCGCACCGTGCGGATGGGCAACTGGCCCGGGTGCTTGGCGAAGCCCATCACGCTCACGGCGCCACCTCGAGGTGCGGGCCACCGTGGCGCATGAACTCGCGCACCCTGCCCTCCTGCTTCAGCCGGTGCACGGCCTGGTCGAACTGGCGATCGCCGTAGCGTTCCGACTTCGCCCAGGAGCGCAGGATGCCGACCTTGCGAGCGCCGCCCACGGCGAGGATGTCGAGGAGCTTGCGCGGCAGCGTGTTGTACGGGCCGCGCTTTCGCTTGGCGCGGGTCATGCGCCGACGATGATCAGGCCCTCGCCGCCGAGGCGCTCGCTGATCTCCGCCTTCTCCGGCGGGTAGACGAAGCGGCACTTGCCGCGCGGGACGTGGGGCGATGCGGAAACCCACACACCCTCGATGCACCCGAGGCAGTCGCCGTCGTGCTCGGGGCGCTGGTCCTCCTTCGCCACCGGCGTCGCGCTGCCGGCGAGGAGGTCCTGGTTCAGGTCGCGCCGGTCGTATTCCGACACGAGGATCACGTTCGGCATGCGGCGCCCGGCGGCTCGCCAGTCGCGCAGCATGTCGCGCAGTCCGTCCACGGTGAGGCGCGGCTCGAGCTGCGAGCCCACCTCACCGGGAAGGATGATGCGCTCGACCACCTACGCCTTCAGCACGCCCTGGGCGACGCCCGAGGTGTACGCCGAGGCGCGCACGGTCATGTAGCGCGCGAGGTCCACTTCCACCTCGATGATCTGACCCGCGGTCGCCGCCGGGATCGCGATCTCGCCCGTCTTCAGCGCCGACTTGAAGCCTGCCGTCGCCACGCCCGAGCTGTTGGTGTAGTAGAACTGCGTCGCGTCGACCGAGTCGGCCACCTCGAACACGACCGTGCCGACGAACACCGCGCCCGAGGGCTGGTTCAGGCCGGCGATGGCCGAGTGCCGCGGCAGGAACGGCGTCTGGTCGCACAGCACTGCGACGACGGCCGTGCCGCCGAAGGCGCCGTTGCCCGCAGAGCCGTCGAGCGTCGCGGTAGTGGCCGCGACCGACTTGACGGTCCAGTCGCCGTTCATCGCGGTCAGCGTGGTGACGCCGGCGATGGCGATGCGATCCCCGTCCTTCAGGCGGTGGCCCGCGGTGACGGTGGCGACGATCGGGGTGGCGTTGGTGCCGCCGGTGATCAGGATGCCGCTGGCGGCGGACGACATGGTGCCGAGGCTTCGGAGCTTCAAGGACATTTTCTTCTCCTTCGACCGAGATAGGCCCGGTCAACCCGCAGGAAGATGGCGATCCTGCTGCGCCGCCAGTCAGCGCGGCCCGCTTGCCGCGTCGGCAGCGAGAATGCCTTTTATCGAGTTAATTACAAGCGCGGCGCCGGCGGCAGACCCTCGCGCGCCTCGAGCTCGTCGAGCGTCCACGTCTCCATCGCGCTGTCGATGCGACGCGCGCACTCCATCATCGCCGCCGCTTCTTCGCCCGTGAGGATGGAGGCCTGCAGCTTCGCGAGGTGCATGCTCGCCATCGTGTAGGCGCTGAGGCGCTCGACGTCGGACAGCGCGCCGGTCGCCAGCGCCTGCAAGCACGAGCGGATGCCGGACATCTCCAGCGCTCGGTTGAAGGTGCGCTCGCCGTAGCGCGCGACGAGCTCGGCGCGCAGCCGCTGCTGCTCCTCGACCTGGTTCACGCCGCCCGCCTGCCGCGCGGGCCTGGCTTCGCGCCGAAGCGCAGGGGCGGCTGGTACGTCGCGTAGTACGCGGCGAGCGGCTCCACCAGGTGCGTGAGCGACCAGGCCATCACGCCCGGCGTGCCGGCGCGCCGTGCATGCGTGCCGCACGGGCCGGCGCCGGTGTGCGTCGGCAGGAAGATCATCGGCCGGAAGCCGACGACCTGCGCGATCGAGCGCGTCGGCAGGTCGCTGATCTGGCGCTCGACCTTTGTGCGCACCGGGCCCTGGCGCAAGCCCACTACCTCGGCCTCGGCGGCCACCGTGACGTGCAGTACCTGGCGGATGTTCACGACCCACGCCACGGCTTTTTGCCGATGATGTGCTCGATCATCGCCCGCAGCTTCGGGTCGGTGGCGAGGTCGGGCGCCTTGGGATTCGCGGCCGCGCGCCGCCCGCCGGCGTCGACGTTCATGTGGCTCACGTCCAGCGGGCTCGCCACCACGATCGAGCGCTGCAGCTCGTCGAAGTACTCGCGGGCGAGCTCCATCGTCGCGTGCAGCCCGTCCTTCGCCTGGCGCAGCGCGTCCTCGAAGCCCTTCTCGCTCTGGACCATGATGCACTCGCCGGCGAGCAGGCAGCCGCGGAAGGCGTTGCCGCGCAGCGTGCCGTCGATCGAGAAGAAGTAGATGCGGTTCCGCGCGCCGCGCGCGTCGCCGGGCAGCCGCATTTCCTTCTCCAGCCGCGGCCGGAGGTCCTTCATCTCGACGAGCTGGTCCATCGTCAGCACCGCCCGGTTGCCCAGGTGCTCGACCATCTGCCGGCGCGCCTCCTCGCCGGCGCGTACCTCGAGCGGCGTCAGCCCAGCGGGCGCTTCGACAAGCCCGGGATTTGCAGGCCCTTCCAGGCCTCGGTCATCAGCCATTCGCCGGTTCCCTTCTTCGGTAGGTGAGCAAAGCGCTGCTCGGGGTCGGGCAGCTTCCGCGGCCGCGACATGCAGCCGTACCGGATGCCGTCGGGCGGGTGGTCCTCGCCCTCGGTCTCCGCGTCTTCGAATTTCGACTCGACGTCTTTATGCTGGAGCGCGGCGAGCGTGCGGATCGCGTCCTGGCAGCCCATGAGGAAGAAGATCATCGGGGGCTCCTGCTCGTCTGGCAGGTCGCCGCGCAGCCGCGCGCGCACCTGGTTCCAGCCCGGCAGGCGATGCTTGTCCGCGCGCCGCAGCCGCAGCTTCTTGCCCTTCAACGCAACCTTCGTCGCGCGCTCGGCGAGCGACGGGCCACCGTCCTCGGCGAACATCTGCCGGTCGGCCACGTCGTAGCTGATCTCCTCGCCGCTTGAGCGCTTGAGCACGCCGGCCGCCCACTCCTCGATCGGCAGCTTGATGCCGATGTTCTGCGCCGGGCGCTTCGGGTCCTCGCCGTACCACTCCCGGTAGCACACCAGCGCCCCGGGCAGCAGCGTCATCGGCCGGCCGGTGACCGTGCGCACCTTCATCTCGCGCTGCACGATGACGAACCAGCCGGTCCAGAAGGGCCGCGCCGAGCCCCAGTCCGTCGCGGTGAAGCGCCGCCAGTCGGCCGGGAAGTCGATCGGCTCGAGCACGTGCCGGCCGCGGCTGAATTCCGGGAAGTAGGCGCCGGCGACCACGTCCCAGTCGCCCTCCAGCCAGGCGCGCACGAGCTCGGGCGACCCCGACATCTGCAGGTTCGCGATGTATTCGGGCCCGAGCAGGTTGTGGTCGGTGATGCGCCCCGGGATGAAGATGCGCTGCTTCATCACCGTCTCGTTCGTCCAGGGGTTCGTGAAGGGCTCCTCGAGCACCTTCCAGCCGTGCGGCGCCGGCGTGATGTAGCGCTGCTTCACCCAGCCATGCCCAGGACCGCCAGGGTTGCCCGTGCCCCGGAAGCCGACGTGCACGCCCTTCGTGCTGCGCAGCGTGGCCATGAGCTTCATCACGGGCGCTGGGTTGGGGAAGTTGCCGAGCTCCTCGACGTACACCCGCGTGTTGTTGTCGCCCTGGTAGTTCTCCGCGTCGGCGTCGCGCTCGAGGTAGGCGAAGCGCAGCCGCGCCCCCTGGGGCGAGGTGAGCGTGTGCCCCGACGGATGGAAGCCCAGCGGCAGGTACAGCCGCTTCGCCCGCTCGAAGGTCTCGGCGAGCTGCGTGCGCGTGCGCCGCACCATGAGCCCGACCGCGTCCTCGCCGTACTGGTTCGAGTGCTGCAGCCAGTCGCCCAGCGTGCCCTCGGTCTTGAGCGACCCGCGCGCGCCGCCGTAGAAGATTTCGAAGACCGGGCAGGTGATGTAAGCCGCCTGCGGTACGGAGCGCGGCCGCCATGCGACTACTGCCTCGTCTCGGGCGCCGCGTGCGTCTGCTTCGGCGAGTACTTCTTCAGCCATTCCTCGGGGTCCTTCTCAGGGGGCGGCATCTCAGCCACGTAGCGGTAGCTCACGTCGCCGACCACCTGCGTCGGCATGATCTTGGCCAGCAGCTGGGCGAAGGTCTGCGGATGGTCCTTGGCGAGCTTCTTCAGCCACCGCTTGCCGCCGAGGTCCGAAAGCGTAGACAGCACCAGCATCTTCACCGTCGCCGTCACCTTGTTCGGCGTGCCCGGCGGCCGTCCCGGGCCCGGCCTGCCGTCGCCCACGCGCGGTTTCTTGCGGGTTTTTTTATTCACCATAGGCTCTCGAACAGCTCCTCGATCGAGGCGTCGATCCTCGGCGCGGCGAGCCTCAGCACCAGCAGGAAGGCCAGGCCGAGAAGCAGCGCGTCGAGGATCGACAGGTCGTCCATCACCGCAGCCGACCAAGCAGGTGGTAAGAGCCCGGGCGGCCTTGCTCGTTCCACAGGTAGGTGTCGCGCTCTATCACCGGCATGAGCACCCGGCCGTCATCGGCGTGCTGGTGGGCCTTGGCCATCTTCAGCGCTTCTTCGGTCCGCACGCTCGTTTGGGCAAGCGTTGGCCCCATGCCGAGCAGCGCCTCGCGCATCCGCTCGACCTTCACCTCGAGCGTGCACTCGTCCCAGTTCGGCTCGCGCGCCGCCTCGCCGCCCAGCACGCGGTCGGCCCGCTTCAGTTCACTCGCTTTGTTGCTACCTTCCATCGCCAGCTCCTTCAGGTTGTGGGGCAGCTTGCCCCGGTTGAGAGTCGTTCGCCGCGCGCTGCCGCTCGATCTGCTGGCGCAGCGCCACGTATTCGGGGTCCTCGAACTGGCAGAGCACGACCTCGGTCTGCCCGCGGTCGGCGAGGATGCCGCTGTTGCGCTGCTGCGCGACCTTCGAGAAGGCGCGCCACTGGTCGTCGGTCATGAGGTTCGCCGGCGTGATCTTCGGGAAGCACGCCAGGCACACGGGCAGGTCGAAGATCAGCGAGAGCATCACGCGCCGGCCGTACCGCTTCTGGATCGCCGGCGTGGCGTGCAGGTTCACGCGCAGGCCTCTGGCTGCCTGGTGCGGGCACTGCTCATCGCCTTCCTTCACGGCGCAGCGCTCGGAAACCGCAGCAGCCGGGGGCGTGGTTGCGACTTCCCGGCTGCCGGTTTCCCGTGCCGATCCATCGACGCCTCGCCCGTGATCAGCGGGTTGGAGTGCCCCCGGCGCTGCGTGGCCGCACTCCATGCCTGAAGCGGTTACGGCCGCCTCGGCACTCTCACCAGCGGCCCGGTGATCGGGAATCCTGACGGTGACGTCGGGCGGCGTGCGCACGATCGCCGCCGCCTCCGCGAGCAGCGCTGGCAGGGCCTCGCGGTTCGCCGCGTTGCTCACCACCTCCAGGTTGCGCTGCTCGTCCTGCGCCACGAGCACGAAGGCGATCGGCTTGCCGAGCACCATGTCGAAGGCCTCCTGCATCAGCACGCGCAGCCGCTGTGCTTGCTCGTCCGTCATGCCCATGCTCCTCGTGCCATGCGCACGCCCTTGGGGCTGTGCCCGAAGTGAAAGCCGCTGCACCAGCGGCACCGGTAGGCCGACAGCCACGCCGTCGTGCCCGTGTTGCGCCGCAGCCGGCCGATCGCCGCCTGGGCGCCCTTCTGCGTGTCGAAGCGCTGCTTGCCCGTGCACTCGTTGCGGCGGATGCGGCGCTTCGAGCTCATGCCGCCGCCTCGGCGAACAGGCCGTTCATCGGCGCGACCCACTCTTCCCACTCGACGATCAGCGCGCCGTTCGGCACCGGCTCGCCGTAGCGCAGCCGGATGTCCTGCACCTGGTCGTCGTTCTCGTAGACGATGCCCTGCAGCGCGTCCTCGGCGACCTTGAGGCAGTTGCCCAGGTCGAGCACCGTCGCGTTCGCGGTCCCGTCCTTCTTCGTCTTTGGACAGAGCGTCATCGACAGCGCGATGGGCCTCGAGGTCGGCACGCGCACGCCGGCGGCCATCGCGAGCAGCCCGATCGCCTTCTTGTAGGCCTTGGCCTCGGTCGACGGGTGCACCACGGCGCGCGTCCAGCCCTTCGGCACAAAGCTCTGCCAGTAGCGGTTCGCGCTCACCGGGTATGGAAGGACCAGCCTCACGCGGCCCTCCAGACCGGCCTGGTCCACTTCAGCAGCGGGCTCAGCCAGCGGCCCGGCGCGGAGGTCCTCGGCGACGGCGTGCCGCGCGCCGGCTTTCTCCAGCTGTGGCAGACCACCGCCAACGCATTGAGACAGGCGCGGCTGCGCTCCAGCGTGATGCCATGGGGCATCGTGGCCGACACGTGCGCGTAGATGCGCGGGCGCGCCGTCACGCGGCCTTCCTTTCCGGCTCCGGCTCGTTCAGCACCACGCCCTCGTTGATCGCCCAGGCCTTGGCAAACTCGATCAGGTCCGAGCCCTGGCGCTTCGTGAGGCGCGACTGCTTTTGCCGGTAGGCGACGTCGACGCCTTTGCCGTCGAGCGCCGGCACCACCTTCACGTCCCAGCCCTGCGATCGCGCGAAGGCGGCGACGATGAGCTGGTGCCAGTCCCACGGCTCCAGGTACTGCCCCGAGCCGCGCGGCCAGTCGCGCTGCACCGACAGCGCGATGTAGACCATCTCGACCGCTGCGTGCTGCTCCGGCGTCATCGGCCGAAGGAAAGCGCCGCAGCGGTCACAGCGATCTACCAGGGCGCCGCGATGGCTCACTACGCCCCGCACTCGGTGAAGATCAGCGACATCTGCTCGGCCTTGCGGCGAGCCGTCTCGGTTTCCTCGTCGGCGTAGGCCTTCGCCGCCGCCCGCAGCTGCGCCGTGTTCAGGCCGCATTCCTTGGCGAACTTCTTGTAGAACGCGCTGGCGTCCGAGCGCGCCGCGGCGAGCTCCTGCTCGAGCTTGATCGCCTTGGGCATGCCCTTCTTCAGCGCCGTGACGTTCACGGTCGCTTCCTGGCCGTCCTTGCCTTCCTTGCGCCCGACGACCGGGTCCTTCGCCGCGCCGTTCTTGCGGCCCTTGTGCTCCGACTTCTCCTCGCCGGCGTGCGTCCCGGCGCCGTTGCCTCCGTGCAGCCCGCCTTGAATCTTCTCCATCGTCGTCTCCTTGCGGCCATCGGCCGCGGTTGAAAATCAGCGGTGGTAGTTGCCCTCGACCACCTTCGCGAAGTTCTTCGGCCGGATCAGCCACTCCAACGTCGCCACGAACGGCACGCCGCCCTCGCGACCTGGTGCGCGCCCGGTGAGGAATTCCGACTGCGCCACGTAGCCGAAGTACCGCCGCCAGAAGGCGAGCCCCGCCTCCTCGGTCGTGTAGCCGGGGCGCTTGCCGTTCGGTTGTGACTGCTCGCGCCACCGCGCGCGCATGAGGCGCTGGCGCTCCTCGTTCCACTCGACCACCTTCGTGCAGGTCGGCAGCGCCTCGTGGTAGAGGGCGATCAGCTTTTCATGCGGGCAGTTCGGCACGGTCGCGGCCTTGCCGCGGCCTTCCCCTGCGCTAGCAGGGGACGCCTTTGATTCTTCTGGCTTCTGGTTCTGGTTAGGTGCACGATTCGTGCTCGGATCGTTCAGAAGGTCGTGCGCCTGTCGTTGTGATCTTCGTTTGGCCTCTCGTTGCTCGGCGATGATCCTGTTCGCCTCCGCCTGGGCGCGATGCTTCTCGATCTCCTCATCGGCGCGCTTATTGACCCTGCGCCCGTCCCCGTTCACCGGGAAGAAGAGGTCGGCCACCTTGTCGACGGCCTTGCGCTCGGCGCCGGTGATGGCGCCGGCGATGCGGTAGAGCTGCCCGCGGTCATCGGGCAGCCGGTCCTCGGTCGCGTACACGTGCTGAAGCAGAAGGAGGTATGCGCCGTGCTCGACGATCGACAGGCCCTTCGTGTCGCGTGCGTAGTCGCCGATGTAGTGCTTGTAAAAGTTCATCGGTCGCCCGCTGCGGCGCTCTTCACGTCATACAGACCGCCCTGCTTCGGCGCCGCGGTGCGTGCGCCGCGGTGCGGCTTGTAGCCAGCGCCACCGCCGAAGGACGGATCCTGGTAGTTCTCGAAGCGGGTGTACTGGCTCAGCCAGGTGAGCAGCACGACGCCCGTGGGACCGTTTCGCTGCTTGCCGATGATGGCCTCGGCCACGCCCTTGTTCGCTTCGGCGTCCGGGTGGTAGTACTCGTCGCGGTAGAGGAAGAGCACGACGTCGGCGTCCTGCTCGATCGCGCCGCTGTCGCGCAGGTCGGACAGCATCGGCCGCTTGTCCGGGCGCTCCTCGACGCGGCGCGAGAGCTGCGAGAGCAGCAGCACCGGCACGTCGAGTTCCTTCGCCATGCCCTTCAGCGAGCGGGTGATCTCGCCCAGGGCCATCGCGCGCAGGTCCTCGTCGCTGGAGGAGGACATCAACTGCAGGTAGTCGATGACGATCAGGCCAAGCTTCGAGTGCTGGCGCTTCAGGCGCCTGGCCCGCGCGCGCACCTCGGTGGCGGTGAGCGCGCCGGCTTCGTCGATGAAGATCGGCACCTCGTGCAGCTTCGTCATGCCGTCGGACAGGTCCGACCACTCGCGGTCCTCGAGGCGCCCCGTGCGCAGCTTCTGGCTGTCCACATGAGCGACCGAGGAGAGCATCCGGCTCATCAACTGCGTGCCGGACATCTCCATCGAGAAGATGACCACCGGCAGCCCGTTGTCCACGGCGACGTGCTCGGCGATGTTCAGCGCGAGCGCCGTCTTCCCTATGCTGGGGCGCGCCGCGAGGATGATCAGGTCGCCAGGCTGGAAGCCCGACAGCTTCTGATCGAGCTCTACGTACCCCGTCGGCACTCCGGTGACCGAATTGCGGTTGTCCCGGTGGTAGAGATGGTCGATGCGCTCGAAGACCTTGGCGAGCAGCGGCTTCGCTTCCACTGGCCCGTCACCGCGGCGCACGCCCTCCTCGGCGATCTGGAAGACCTTCGTCTCCGCGAGGTCGAGCAGCATGCCGACGTCCGGCACGTGCCCGAGCGCCGCCTCGGCGATCTCTGTGCCCACCTGCGCAAGCCGGCGCTGTATGGACTTCTCCAGCACCAGCTCGGCGTAGCGGCGCACGTTCAGCGCGCTGGGCGTGTTCTGCGCGAGCGCGCCGATGTAGGCCGGGCCTTCGTACTTGCCCTTGTCCTCGCTGTTCTCCAGCGCCTCGCAGATCGTCACCACGTCGGCGCCCTTCCCCGACTCGATCAGGCGGGAGAGGTGGCGCCATATGCGGCGGTGGCTGTCGCGGTAGAAGTCGCTCGCTACCACCAGGTCGGCCACCCGCTCGAAGGCCTGGTTGTCCAGCAGCAGCGCGCCGAGCAGCGACTGCTCGGCCTCGTTGCTGTGCGGCGGAACGAGCAGTTTCACGTCGCTCACGCGAAGCGCTCCTCGGTGATGGCCTGCACGCCGCTATGCGAGTTGTAGTGGCGCTCACCGTGCGGCGCCACCGTCCTTCCTTTGCGCGTCCGGTCCTTGTTGTTGTCGTCTACGGTGCCGACGAACAGGTGCTTTGGGTTTACGCAGATGCGGTTGTCGCAACGGTGGCAAACCAGCATGCCGGTGGGCACCGGACCGACGAATAGTTGGTAAGCGACGCGGTGCGCGCGCTCTGAGCGATGGCCTAGGGAAAACCATCCGTACCCGTCGCCCGACTTCGGGATAGACCCTCGCCACAGCCAGCACGAGTCTGTCCGCTCGACCTTTGCCATGAATTTACACTTGAGGTCGCTCATGCCCTCGCCCTCTTCGGCAGGCCCCAAGTGGCGCCGCGCGCGCGGCCGTAGCGCACCAGGCGCCCGGCGGCGATCAGGTGCGCTGGCGTTTCTTCGCCTTCGCAGTGCGGGCGGGCGCGCGGTAGGACAGCACCTTGTCTGCAAGCTGGTCCATCACGCGCCAGCGTGGAGTCTTGCGCGGGCAATCTGAGCAATTGCCTTTCGGGCAGAAACGGCACTCCCAATTGCCTATCTCCCGGTTGCAATTTCATGATCTCCAGCCCTCCGGATAAGGCCATTGGACGGTGCCGCAGTGGACACATATCCGCGCTTCTGGCTCGTCATTGTTGGGTGGCCAGCCAAAGTCGTACTCCCACTCGTGGCCGGCATCGTGGCAATCCCATACAGCGCAATCCTGTGGTGGGGCAGGGACGAGACTCATGCGGTGAGTTCCTTGTAGGTGATGCGGCGGCGACCGGCAGCGGCGATCAGGTCGTTCAGGCGCTCGAAGTGATGGCGCTTCCAGCGGCGGCGCATCGTGCGAACCTGCTCTATGGTCCATCGCCTCTTGGCGCCATGCAGCATGCCAGGCGCCATTACTCGCCCCTTGTTCGGGACCTGCCGCTCGTGCAGAACAAGGTCGGCTACCTTCCGAAGAACGCCGCCCATCGGCTGACGCTGTTCCACGTGGCTGCGGTGTCCGTCGTTCGAACGCGGGCGGCGAAACGCCATTTCAGGCGGCCTCTCGCTGCTGCCGCGCGTACTGCAGCACCTCGGTGGCCGAGATGGCGAAGGCCGTTTTCCTGGTTGCCTCTTCCACATCAAGGGCCCGGTCTGCCGGGATGCCGTTCTTGAGCCCCCAGGGCAGCTTCGGCCCGTAGGCGTGCACCAGCGCGTTGAAGGCCTCGTCCATGCGACCGCACCACGCGGGCGTGCCGATCTGCCAGTAGGCACCGGAGCTGCCCAGGCACACGCGAGGCCAGCCTTCGTCGACTAGGTCGATCAGTCGCTCGATCGGCTCGGCGAGGTGCCAGACCGGCGCGCCCAGCGACCAAAGGAACGGCCAGCGGTCGCACATCTCGGCCTGCTGCTCGACGGTGCCGTCGATCACGTCGGGGATCACCGCGAAGTGCGGGTGCGCGAGGATGGGCTCGAGCCAGCGGTAGTAGCCGGCCTCGTCGAACGGCACGCCGCGCGTAAAGGCGCTGAAGGCGCCGTTGTCGAACATCACCGACTGCCCGATCTGCAGCGCCTTCTGGAGGTCCTGATCCTGCGCGAAGCTCACGCAGAAATGCCGCCCCGCCATGCGCATGAACTGCTCGCGCGGGGTGATCGGCGTGCCGTGGTAGTGGATCAAGCCACCTCCTCGGCCGTCTCGCACAAACCGTAGGAGCTAGCGCATGCCTCGCTCGGCATGGCGCGCATCATGTCGATCTGCTTGCCACCGCGCGAGGTATGCGCCCAGCGCACCACCGCGCGCACGTCACGGCCTACGCGCTCGCCGCGGCCATCGTTAGGCGCGGGGAAGAAGGGGGCGCCGCCGCGCTTCGAGGCCATCTTGACCACCTCTTCCCATTCGGCGATCCGGTCGACGTGCTCGGGGAAGCGCTTCGAAATTTCGAGGATCTCGTCCTTGGATGCGTTGATGCACGGCATGCACCCGACGCGGTTCATGCCCTGGCGGTAGAGCGGGTTCGGCTTGATGCCGAAGTACGCCATCGCGTCGAAGCAGTCGGAGGCCTTCCAGCGCACGATCGGGCGGTAGACGAAGATGCCGCCGCCTCTGTCCTCGAAGGTCTTGGCACACGCCCCGGTGCCGCGCAGATGGGCTCGGTTGCTGCTTTCCCCGTAGCGCACGCCCTGCCATGACCAGACCGCGTCGCCAGGCTCGCGCAGCAGGTCGAGCTGGTACTCGACCAGCGGCCGCGTCTTCAGGAAGTCGGTGCAGAACTGCGCCCTGCGCGACGGGAAGCGCCCCTTGATGACGCACAGATCGAGGTACGGGTTGCCCGTGGGTCCCTTGTCAAGCACGCGCAGGCAGCGAGCGATGATGGCGCTCGCCTCCGCCGAGCTGAAGCCGTCCTTCTGCACGAGCTTGGCCGGGTACACGTCGCGCACGTAGTCCCGCCGGCGCCACCACAACTCGGACAGGTCAGCCTTCACCGTGATGATCGGCAGCCCGGAGGCCTCGGCGAAGTAGTCGCGGTACTCGTAGACGGTCTCGTGCTCGTTGCCGGTGTCGGCAAAGGCGAGGCGGATGGAGTCGAAGGGCTCGGTCTCGCGCGCGATCAACGCGGTGGGCACAGAGTCCTTGCCGGTGGAGAAGCTCACGACGTTGTACCTCACGCCGCCCTCCGCTCGAGCGCGAACACGCCGCGCAGGTCGAACGGCTTTCGCAGCAGCGTCTTTTTCCCGTCGGCACTGCGCCCGGCGACCTGGTAGCCGGCGCATTTGAAGCAGTAGCCAGGGTTTGGCGATTCGACCTTGTCGTCGGCGACGTAGGTGATCAGCCCGTCGGGCCCGCAGCCGTAGCCGAATGCGTCAAAGGCAAGTTCGGCGTCGAGGATCATCTCGCTCGCGAGTCCGGCGCCCTCGCGGCGGAAGATGGTGCACGTCCAGCCGTCGAGGCCGTTCACCCAATACGGCGGGCTCGTGACCACGGTGTGGACCGACTCATCGGGCAGCGTGCGCAGCACGTCGCGGCAGTCGCCGCGCAGGATGCGCACCGTCACGCGATCACCTCGCGCTCCATCGACCCCCGCCTTTCTTCTTCCTCTCGCCGCGTTGGGCGAGGCCCTTCGTTCTTGTCTCGGCCCCTCAGCCGAGCCCCGTGCTGCTACCCCTGCTACCGGCCCGGTCTGATCCGAAGTGGATCAGTGGCGGGCCAAAACATCAGCGCGCTACTGCTCTTTCCACGTCACCACCCGGAAGCGCCCGAACGGGCCGCGCCTCTCCGGGCGTAAATCACCGATGCCGATCGACTGCCCTGCTTCGTTGAGCAGCTGGTGCGCCATCTCTAGCGAGAGCAGCTCGTCGTCGACGTGCATGACGAAGCGGGCGCCCCACTCGTTGAAGCGTGGCCGGTAACGCATCACGCGGCCTTTGGTGGCCGGAATCGTCACCGGCCGCGCATCGACTTCGAAGTCCTTCGCCGGCCCCCTGCCGTTCAGGATCGTCACGGCGTCGCTGTCCATGCGCACCGCGCTCGGCACCACGAAGCGCAGCGACTTGCGCGAGCCCGTCGACTTGTGCGACGCGCCAGCGTTGCCCATCGAATTCGGGATCGCGAAGGCGTTGAAGTAGAAGCAGCCCTCGCCGTCGATGTACGCCACCTTGCGCGCTTCCTCGCGCGGGTCCTTGTCCTTGACCTCGACGCGGCGCGTCTTCTTCGCCGCCTCGGCTTCCTCGCCGAACTTGTGAATCAGAAGCGGCGTGATGCCGCGGATCTCAACCTGTACCGTCTTCAAGCCAGCCTCCCTTGTTGACTGCTCCTCGCCCTGCCAAGCCGTGCCCCGGCCTGCCATGCCTCGCCTGGCCACGCCACGCCCTCTCCAAGCCAGACCGATGCCGCGCCCTGCCATACCCCACCACGCCTTGCCCGGCCACGCCGCGCCACTGCTGCACTGCTTTCTGCTGTCCCGATGTGTCCCTAACTGGCCCACTTTCGGGCGAAAAAAAATTTGTGGACCACTCCGGCCCTAATCTCGGCCGGCGCGGCCTCCGATTTTTTGCTTTGCTATCTGCACCGCGGCGTGCTCCTCAAGCACGCAGTAGACGTAGTCGCTAAGGGAGAGCGTCGGGTGCTTCGAGACAAACAGTTCGTACTGCTCGCGCAGCGAGACGGGGACGTGCGCCTTCAACTGCGCGGTGCGCTTTTCCCTGGGCGGCACCGGCATGCCTAAGAGCCTCATGCGGCAGCCTGCGTCGCTGGACGGTCAGGATGCAGATGCCCGAACTTGCTGGGCAGCATCGCGATGAGCTGCCACACGCGACCCTCGGGCAGTTCGCCTTTTTCTTTCCACTCGGCCACCGAGGCCCGAGAGACACCGAGCGCGCGGGCCATTGCAGCCGCGCTATCGAACTCTCGGACGGCGTCTTCGTAGCTGAGCTTCGGGGCTGCTGGTTGCGAGTTTTCGTTCATCGTGCCTGACATTGTAAGGCATACCTTCCATTCTATGTCAAGCATCCCTAGCGCCTTGTCAGGCACGCTTACCCTCATGGGCAGGGGGAGCCTCAAAGACCGCGTAAAGAGCGCCCTCGACGCCGCGATAAAGGCCGGCCGGCTTCGCAACCAAGCCGAGCTCGCGACGCGCGTGGGGATCAGTAGAGCGAGCGTGTCAGCTTGGCTCACGGGTGACACGCAGACGATCGAAGGCCCAAACCTGCTGAAGGCAGCTGACGCCCTCGGCGTTGACCCGCAGTGGCTCGCTACAGGAGAGGGGCAGCGTCTCGAGGAACCGCGCGCCGGTTACGGCATGGCGCCGATTCTTGCTTGGGAGTACGAGGGCGACCTGCCGCCCGGGGATTACATACAAATTCCCCGATTTGCCATCAGTTTGTCAGCCGGCGAAGGCGACGAGCAGCGCAACATGGGGTTCCAGCTCCACATCGAATTCAACCGAGCCGAGACCTTGGCCTTCCGCACGGACTGGATCCGCAAGATGCGGCTCAACCCGTCGAAGCTCGTCTCAATGCGCGTGGTTGGCGATTCTATGGAGGAGCGGCTGCACGACGGCGACGCCGTGGTCATCGACACCGCGCAGATCGAGGTTCTCGACGGGAAGGTATACGCGCTCTGGTACGACGGTGGCGAGCGCGTAAAGCGCCTATATCGCATGCCTGGCGGCGGCCTGATGATCCGCAGCGACAACGAGGACAAGTATCCACCGCTCAAGCTCAGCGCCCAGGAAGCCGAGAGCGTGCGCATCATCGGCCGGGTGGTGCACGTCTCCGGCGAGGGCGGACTCTGAGCGACCTGCTTACCTACCTGTTCGTTGGCCTGCTGGCGATTACCGCCATCGGAGCGGCGATCACGTACGGCGGCGCCTTCGTCGCCTGGGGCATACACACCAAGCTGAAGTGGTGGCAGTGGCTACTGGCTGTCGCCGTCATCGCGTTCCTCCTCTTTCTCCCTGGGCCGGAAGACTGCGGCTCTTGGTGGTCCTGCTGACCTAACGTCTGCCGGCCTGGCAGGCGAAGTTAGGTATGCTTGACAGTATGCGGTAGGTATGCCTTACAATGCTCCCGCATCGGCCCAATGCATGGGCCAAGGAGGGAGCGATGAAAGAACACCCCCGCCGCCGCTTCACCGATTACGACCCGGACAAGGTCGTCTTCTGGCTGTGCGTCGTGGCGCTCGTCGTCGAGCGGGCGCTGTCATGACCAAGTGCCGCGGCATGCGTTTCCGCGACGAGGACGACGCCTACGACTACTTCCGCCAGCGCGAGGTAGACGACGCTGCCGAGGCGCTGCGCGCGCACGAGGAAGCCGCGGCCAAGCGCCAGCCGGCGCCGCTCCCGCAGTCCTGCCACGCCTGCGAGCACAAGTACGCCGGCGCGGTGTGCCCGATCTGCAAGACCGAGCGCCCGGCCTACACGGCGCTCAAGAACATCACCGAATCGAACGCGGCTGGGCAGGTCAGCCCTAAAACGCCGGTGGCGGGAAACGGGGCCGCGTGCCCGCCGTCTGCCCAGGCCGCGCTCGTCGAGTGCCGCTACTACCACGGCCAGCCGTGCGACTGCGGCGGCCGCGGCGTGTGCATCCCCGCCGCATGACCACCACCAAGGAGGACTCCATGTCCGAAGTGAAAGAGAAGGAACCGGGCGCGATCGTCGTGCCCGATCAGCCGTATTCGAAGCGCGGCGCCGACCTACCCGCGCCGGCGGGGCAGCCCGCCAACCTCATGCAGGCCCTCGCGACCGCCGCGGCCGACCCGCGCATGGACGTCGAGAAGGTCGAGCGCCTCTTCGCGATGCACAAGGAGATGATGGACCGGGAGGCCGAGGCCGCGTTCAACGACGCGCTGGCGCGCGCTCAGTCGCGCATCGTGCCCATCGCGAAGGACCGGCGCAACGACCACACCAAGAGCTGGTACGCCACGCTCGCCGCCATCGTCGACGAGGTAACGCCGATCGTCACGGCCGAAGGCCTGGCCGTGTCCTACGACACCTTCAACCCGAACCGCGACGGCAAGGAGATGCCGCCGCTCGAGAAGGGCTGGCACCGCGTGGTCGCCATCGTGTCGCACCGCGGCGGCTTCTCGCGCAAGTACCACCTCGACGCGCCGCTCGACGACGCGGGCAAGGACGGGACGAAGAACAAGACCGGCATCCAAGCGATGGGCAGCACGGTCAGCTACCTGCGCCGGTACCTGTTCTGCATGATCTTCAACGTCGCCACGGCCGACGACAACGACGGCAACGGCGGGGGCAACGGAAGCTCCGCGAAGATGGACGAGGCGAAGCTCGTCGACCACATCTCGAAGCTCGACGAGGCAGTCGACGAGCCGAGTCTGATGAAGGCCTTCGGCACCGCCTGGAACGCCGCCGAGGACCTGAAGGACAAGGATGCGCAGCGCCGGCTGATCGCGGCGCGCGACGCGCGCAAGAAGGCCCTGCGCGAGAAAGCGCAGCGCCGGTCGTGAAGATCATCGACTTCCCCCAGGGCAGCGCCGAGTGGGCGGCGGCGCGCGCCGGCCGGGTGACCGCCTCGCGCATCGTCGACGTGCTGTCCCGAGCTCGTGACCGCAAGAGCGAGGGCGCGACGCGGGCGAATTACAAGGCGCAGATCATCGCCGAGATCCTGACCGGCCGGCCGCAGGACGACGGCTACACCAACGGCTACATGGAGGACGGCATCGAGAACGAGCCGCTCGCGCGCGCGGCCTACGAGGTGCGCATCGGCGAGTTCGTCGACACCGTCGGCTTCGTGGTGCACCCGCGGCTCGAGCGCTGCGGCGCATCTCCCGACGGTCTGGTCGGCGACAAGGGCATGGTGCAGTTCAAGTGCCCGAAGCCGGCCGTGCACATCGGCTACCGCCTCGCCGGCGTCGTGCCGCCGAAGTACGAGCCGCAGCTCGTGTGGGAGATGGAGACCTGCGAGCGCGAGTGGTCCGACTTCGTCAGCTACTGCCCGGTGTTCCCGGCGCCGCTCGACCTGTTCATCGTGCGCCTGCCGCGCAGCGCCGAGCGCGCCCGCGAGATCACCGCCGAAGTCACCCAGTTCAACCGCGAGGTGGACGAGATCATCGAGAAGCTCACCGGCCGCCCGGTCGACGAGTACCTCGCCCGCCTCGGCATGAAGGAGGCAGTGCTATGACGGAGAAGGTCGTCAACGCCATCACCGAGTACAACCCGATCGAGGCCGCGCTCGCCGGCATCGAGAAGTACCGCGGGCTCGTCTTCGACGTGAAGACCGAGCAGGGCATGAAGGAGGCGAAGGCCGCGCACCGCGAGGTCGCCGCGCCGCGCATCGCCCTGGAGAAGACGCGCAAGCAGCTGAAGGAAAGCGTGCTCGAGCGCGGGCGCCTGATCGACGGCGAGGCGAAGCGCATCGCCGCGCGCATCGCCGAGATCGAGGACCCGCTGAAGGCGCAGATCGACGCCGAGGAGGAGCGCGCCGAGCGCGAGCGCCAGGCGGCGATCGAGGCCGAGCAGCGCCGGCTCGCCGAGGAAGAGGCCGCGCGCAAGCGGGCCGAGGAGGAGCGCCTCGCCGCCGAGCGGCGGAAGCTGGAAGAGGAGCGCGCGCGCTTCGAGGCTGAGCAGCGCGCCGCCCGCGAGAAGGCGGAGGCCGAGGAGCGCGAGCGACGCCGGAAGCTGGACGAGGAGGAAGCCGCCCGCCGCAAGGCCCTGCAGGAGGAAGAGGACCGCATCCGCGCCGCGCGCCGTGCCGAGGAGGAGAAGCTCGCCGCGGAGCGCCGCGCCGTCGAGGAGGCCCAGCGCAAGCAGCGCGAGGAGCAGGAGGCCCGCGAGCGCGAGGAGCGCCGCAAGCGTGAAGAGGCCGAAGCCGCCGAGCGCGCCCGCCAGCGCGCCGAGCAGGAAGCG